TGAATCCGTGCCAACTACAGCAACACCAACGCTCAATGACTACGCCCGTTTTATCGGAGCGACGGTCAAGACGGCACAGGAATATCTCAATAAACACTTTGGGAGCCGCTCTGAGCGTCCGCCCATGCACCAGTTCACGAGCGTGGTGATTGCGCACTTACGGGAATCAGCCGCAGGGCGGGTAGGATCACAAGAAAAACTTAACGCAGAGGAACAACGGGCGCGGAAGGACGCGGCACAGGCAGAGCATTATGAGCTTAGGAACGCAGCATTGAAATCCGAGCTGGTCAACGCGGCGGAGATTGATTCAGCCCTTGCCCGAAAAGACCTTGTCTTGAGGACGAACATGCTTGGCCTCCCGTCTCGCGTCGCCTCCGACCTTGTAGGAGAGGACGAACGCACGATCATCATCCGCTTAGATGAAGAGATAAGATCAGCCCTTACTTCCGCCGCCGAAGAAATCGAACAGCTCATCGAATGACAATCAATGACATCCTGAGAAATAGCGCAGCTCGCATCAAGCCACCGCTTTTAATTCGCGTCTCGGAATGGGCGAATAAATACCGAATGCTTTCGCCGGAAAGTTCATCATCACAGGGGAAATTTAAGACAAACCGCGTGCCATTTATGAGGGAAATCATGGATGCAATGGGAGATCCCACCGTGGCGGAGGTGCGCGTCATGAAATCCTCACAGGTGGGCTATTCCGAAGCCCTCAACAACGCGATGGCAAGGGAAATGCACATCAACCCAAGCTCGCTCATTATGATGCAGCCGACGCTGCAGATGGGCGAGGCTTACTCGAAAGACCGCATAGCCCCAATGATCCGCGACACGCCAGTGCTTTCGCGATTGATCGACGACCGGAGTAAAACCAGCGGGAACACGATCTTGCAGAAGATGTTCCCTGGTGGATTCTTACAGATCGTTGGGGCAAACTCGCCGGCATCGCTGGCATCACGTCCCATACGCAGCGTTTACATCGATGAGGAAGACCGCACCGGGGCAAGTGCTGGTGGCGAGGGAGATCCGGAAAAACTCCTAGAACGCCGACAAATCACCTACGCTGACCGGAAAAAGGTAGCCGGTGGCACGCCGGTAGTGCCTGAGACATCCAAGACCTATCGCGGCTACATGAAGGGCGACCAGCGGAATTATATGGTCGAGTGTCCTCATTGCGGGAAGCACCACGCTTTGATTTTGGAAAGCCTCCAATGCAATCCCGAGATGGAACACTTGGGCGAAATGCTTTGCCCTCACTGCAACACCTACATCACCGAGAAGAGCAAGGCGAAGATGACCAAGGACAAGCTAGCAGGTGGCACAGCTTACTGGCTACCGACCGAGAAGCGGCTTGCGAAAAGCTGGGACAGCGAAAAGCGAGAATGGAGCAGACAGCGAGAAGAGGTTGAGTATCTGTGGGAGGAAGAAACTGGAAGCTGGCGCGAGCAAGAGCAGGTAGTGAGGAGCTACTATATAAATGCCCTTTATTCGCCCTTTATCACGTGGTCGGAAATCGCAAACGAAAAGCTAGCATGTGGTGACGACCCAGACCTTTTGCAGACGTTTTACAATACGCTCATCGGTAAGCCGTATGCATATAAGACGCACGATCTCGACGAAGAGCAGCTTTACAAACGCCGAGAGGAATGGAGCGACGACGAAATCCCAAGCGGCATCCTAGTGCTGACAATGGGCGTGGATACCCACGAGACGCGATTTGAGTATAAAATCGTCGGGTGGGGAGTGGGAGAGGAAGCGTGGATTCTTGACGTGGGATCTATCGAGGGCGACCCTGACGACAAAAGCACGCGGGACAGGCTGATTGAGTTTTACGAGACGCGGAAATTTTCGACAAAAGAAGGCAGAGAGCTGAAGCCGAGAGCGATGTTTATCGACACGGGCGGACACCGGACGGACGCGGTGCATCGCATGGTGAGAGGTAGGCAGGCGCAGCGGATTTTTGGTTGCAAAGGGATGAACACTCCCGGCAACCCGATTTTCTCAGGGTATCGCGCCCACAAAGAAGCGCGAGTTCGGACGGCGCAGATCGGAACAGATACCGCAAAAGAAACCATTTTCGCGAGGCTCTCTAAAGACCCAAACGAGGGCGGCACGATCCATTTCAATCAGAATCTAAGCAGAGAGTATTTCGTCGGGCTTATCTCCGAGGAGCGAGTGGTAAAGGTCAATAACGGTCAAATCGTGGTGAAATACGAGAAGAAGGCGCATCATGTGAGGAACGAGCCGCTCGATTGTTTCGTTTACGCATGGGCGGCACTCCACTCGCTCAAATTACAGCTTCGCCGCCGCAGCCCGCGAGCGATCGAAGCAGAGGCCAAGGCGGCGGAAATGGCGAGGAAAGCAGAGGATAGCGCGGAGGCAGAAGATGAAGAACCAGCCGCACCGGAGCCGAAGAAAGATAAAAAGCAAATTACGCCCAAACGCAAGAGCCGCGTGGTGAGAGTGGAGCGGAGCATGAGGCGCAGGCCGTAGCCTTTCTGAATGCATGGTTTCAATTCAAAAAGGCACGACCGCGAAATTCAGCTTTAGCTTTCCAGAGTATCCGCCCGCAGACTGGGACGCGATCATGATCATCAACGCGGGAGCCGTCGCTCAGCAGTTCCCCTCGACCGTCGCAGATGGATCTTTTCACGTAAAAATCACGCCCGCGCAAAGCTCCGCATTACATTCAGGCACTCACCAATTCGTCTTAAGGGTCACGAAAAAAAACGATTCCACAGAAGTTGCGAACGCAAAAACGGGAGAGCTTTTTATCGAAAACGACATTACATTCATCTCCGATACCCGCACACGACTGGAGAAGGATCTTGATGCAGTTGACGCGGCCATCACGGCGATTCTTGAGGGCGGAGCCGTCCACAGCTACGAAATTCAAACGAACGTTGGGAAACGCTCGCTTGAGCGTATGAGCTTAGCTGATTTGAGGAAGCATCGCATGTGGATCAGAGGGCAGATCGACGAGGAGAGAGTGAGGCTAGGGCTGAAGCCGCGCACGGCTTCGATGAAAAAAACCTTCAAGTTTTGCCCGTGAAGCCGCGCGCCTTTCTGAAAGGATGCTTTTCCGGAAACAAAAAAACGAGGTGCGGGCTTTGACAGTTTTGACGCCGATTGGGCGTGAATTACCGCCAAAGCGTGGGGAAACGGAGCAAAAAAGCACGAAAGCACGCCGAATCTTGCCGAATTTGTCCGCGCGAAATTATGAGCTGGCAGACATGGATTGTGCCTTGGGCTGGAAAGACATCCAGAGCAGCGGGAATCAGGCGATCTTCCGCCACTTTGAAACCATCCGTTCACGGGCGCAGGAGCTTGAAAGAAATAATGAGTATGCACAGGCGTTTTTGAATCGGTTGCGCAACAACGTAGTCGGCAAAGAGGGCATCAGCCTGCAATGCAGGATCAAATACAAAGGAGGGAAGCAGGCAGGGCGGCTCGATAAGGGATACAACGCGAGTATCGAGGACTACTGGTATGCCGCAGGAAAAAAGAAGAATCTCCCTACAGCGTGCGGACAATTTACCTCGCGAGGCTTGCAGCAATACATCATCACGCGGTTATTTGTAGATGGGGAGGTATTCATTTTGCGCCAGCCAGGCAGCACTAAAAACCGATTCCGCTACGCCCTCAAATTTATTGATCCGGCTAGGGTGGACTGCAAGCTAAACCGCGAGCGAGGGACAAACGTCAACGCGATTAAGATGGGCGTAGAAGTGGACAAAGACGACATGCCAGTGGCGTATTGGATTTTGAACCATCACCCAAACGAGCATTTCGTGGGAGGCGGCAGGGTATCAGGCAGGCAGCATGAGAGAATCCCCGCTAGCTCGATCAGCCACATCTTCAAAACCGAGCGAGCCGGACAAGTGCGCGGGGTGACTCACCTTGCCAGCGCAGCTCTTAAGGCTCATTTACTCAGCCAATTTGAAAAGGCCTGCGTGATTTCCGCGCGGAACGCCGCCGCTAAGATGGGCTTTTTTATGGTGGATCAAGAAAAGGCTGAGGCGTTGGGAGTCCTTGGAAACTCCATTGCCGAGGGCGAAGTTAGCGAGAGTGTCAATGACGAGGCGGTGATTCGCGAGGATCTTACCTACGGATCAATCGACCAGCTACCGAGCTACATTACGGACATAAAAACATTTGACCCCAAGACTCCGCCCGCAAACTTTGAGGAGTTTGAAAAGCGCATGATCCGAGGCATGTCCGCAGGCTTTGGAGATCAATATCATGGGGTAGCCAACGACCTTGAAGGGGTGAACTATACCAGCTCCCGCACGGGCGAGCTATCGCAGCGAGATGTTTGGCAGAACTGGCAAAACTTCCTCGTGGAGTATTTTCTTGAGACGTATTTCGAGGAGTGGGCGGAGATCCAAATAATCAATCAGAACGTGCAAATCGACGCGAAAAAGACGCGGGAGATGCTCGATTTCGATCGCTATGTTTTCAAAGGCCGAGGCTGGGCTTGGGTAGATCCTAAGAAACAGGTTGAGGCGAACGCGGCAGCCATCGAGAACGGATTCAAAACGCGCCGAGACGTGATTTATGAGGAGTCCGGCAGGGACTTCGAGGAAGTGCAAGACGACCTAGCCGAAGAGGAGAAATACATGGTTTCAAAAGGTTTAAACCCGCGCCCATTCGAGAAGCCGATTCCAGAGCCAGTGGGGAAATCAGTGAAAAAAAGTGACGACGAAGACGCGGAAGATTGACCCTTTCTGAACTCATGACTTGCGCCCAAACTTTCCCCACGCCGATCATAACGGGGCAGAATTTCACGTTTTATCTGCGAGTCGCCGACGAGCTGACCGACGCGCTCGTGGATTTCACGGGCTGGACAGCAAAGCTGGTCTTGCGGGACAAGCAACTAAATCCCGTCCCGCTAGCTCAATTCACAACCGAAAACGCAATCGCGTTCGGGAGCTACATCATCCACACCGCAGAGGATTTGACGCTCACGCACAATATCAAGGTGGAGATCCCCGACGAGTCTCTAGAATTTTTAAGATGGGGTAAATACCCCATGGTCAGCATGGGTATGCAGCTCATTTCACCGATTCCATCGGCATCACCGATCCAAATCCTCATAAACGAAACCGTGGACGTGTGCCACTCAATTGCTCCATAATTATGTCCAATCAAATCACAGGCTTAAGCTCTGTCAAAACACGGATCACCGGCACAGGCGTTTCGATTTCGCCGCCATCAACAACCCCTGAAACCACCGCTTCCGTTCTTGCGAAGCTCGCAGGGAACACCCCCGTGGCGGACAAGATCGGGAAAGAGTTTATTTTATCCGACCATACCAAAGCCAACCTCTCCGGCGGCAACATCCTATCTGGCACTCAGGAAAACTCAGGTGCCGTTTTTAGCTCTGCCGTTCTCGGCACAGATCAAACGCAGCTTGTGAATCAGGCACAGGCCATTTCCCGCCAAAACTCAGCAGGCATAGCTTATGTCTCTTCTACCTTTGGTGATGACTCGCAAGCAGTAATAGGTGCGCCTATGCGACCTTTTGCGACTGTTACTGCTGCATACGCTAGTGCTGCGACGCAGATTGTTATTCTCGAAAACACATCTTTCGGAGGATTTGCAGGAAGTAAAAACTTAAACATCATCCTTACCAATGGTGCTACTTTGACGTGTTCTATGCAGGTGCAAATCGGCAATAACATTATATCAATCACGGGCGAAGGAAGCTTTGTATTAATAGCAGTTGCACTATATGATTTAACCCAATCAACAAGCGTAAATATCAATATCTCTGGCGACATTACTATTTCCTCAACAGGCCGACGTTTGATATTGGCTATTTTTGCGAACACCTTATACCTTAAATGCAGAAGATTTTTTAGTAACGCATCAGGGGCTG